CCGCTAAGTCTATGTCAAAGAAAGACGTAAAAGATTTTGCGAAGACCAAGCACAAAGGTCTGCCCGACAAAGTTGATGAAGTCAACAAAGCACATAACACCATGTTTAAAGCCGCGTTCAGAAAGAAAGAAGCAGAACGTGAAAAAGCTGAAAGAGAGAAGCGACTGAGAGCTAAGGGCTGGGTCAGAAATGATCGTGGCGGTATGTCAAAGGTCAAAGAGTCGACCGAACTAGCTGAATTCTCTGATGCCCAGTTGCAACAACTCAAGAAGGCATACGCTGATCTTGAAAAGATCAACGTGACATCGCCTACTTACAAAAAGCTGAAGGCTATGATTGCACGTATGGACAAAGCCGCACTTGAAAAAGTCGCTCGTGCAAAGGTTAGATTCGTGTCTCAGATTGCGGCACGTGAACTCGCCGCTAAAGGCGTCAAGTTGAAAGCAAGCGAGTATATGGAATCGAAATGAAAACGTTTAAGAACCTAAGGCTGAAAGAAGATAAAGACCCCAATGAGTATGATCAAGAAGGGGAAATGGCGAAGACTCAACTCAAGACTATCGTGCGAAATGCGCAAGACTTGATGAAGATGTTGGGCGACGATGACAATCTTCCAGAATGGGTTCAAAACAAAATTACGAAAGCGAACGACTACCTTGATAGCGCAACTGACTATCTAAAGTCGAATGGGGACGAAGATGAAGAAGTTTAAAGATCATCGAGCAGACGAAATCGATTGTACTTGTGAGTCAATGTACGAAGACCTCGTGCAGGAAGCCGCTGAGTACCAAGGCAAGAAAGTGAAGCTGAACGATCCATTTCGTACGCCTGGTGGTCCTAGAAAGTTCTCTGTCTACGTTAAAAACGAAAAAGGTAATGTAGTGAAAGTTAACTTCGGTGATCCTAAAATGGAGATTAAGCGTGACGATCCCGGGCGAAGAAAAAGTTTTAGGGCTAGGCATAACTGCGATAATCCTGGTCCAAAATGGAAAGCAAGATACTGGTCTTGCTATCAATGGCGTGGGGGAGCAAAAGTAGACAATTAAGTCTACTGCGGTAATAAATCGAATGGGAGCACTGAACTAAAATGGCTACTACAAAGGAGCTTATCGAAGGACTCGATAACAAAATTGATAAGCACATCATTGATACTGCGGATCATGAAGCGCGAATGGCGGCTATTGAAAGGCACATGGAGAAACTCACCGAGGCAGTTGTCATGATTGCGAAGGTTGAAGAAAAGATCAATGTGCTAGAAGAGCGCCGTGAAGAGCAACACGAAAGAATAAATAGAATATCGTTGAAAACCGACGATATGTCAAAAGATATTTCATCCTTAGTTGAGAAAGTCAACTTGGGTATGAAAGTAAGCTGGCTAGTTATTGCAGTCTTTATTACTGCGATTGCCACACAAATAGGTCTACCCACTTAAACGGAGAAAGCAATGAATCCCTCGTATATCAGAAAAATGGCAGAACTGTGGGCCGAAGTAACAGAAAAGAAAAAGATGGATCCTGTCGGTAAAGCTGATGCTGACATCGACAACGATGGTGATGTTGATTCTTCGGACGAGTATTTGCACAAGCGCCGAAAGGCTATTAAAAAGGCCATGAAAGATGAGTCTGCTGACATGGACACGAAAGAAGTCGATAAAGCACTCAGTCACGATTGCGCCAAGCACGTAACTTCAGAGCAATGGGGTTTCGGAGAGTGTATCTCTGGACAACATACGCTCGTTGAAAACGAAGACGGCACTGCTACTGTCACTCACTATGACGTGATGTTTGAGCATGGCGTCGAGTTTGACGTTCCTGTCGAAGACCTTGACATTCTTGTGTCTGAGTCTCACAAGCACACTGCTAAGAAAAAGATGAAAGAGTCAAAGCAACCTAATCAGTCTGGTGCTAAAGCTGAGACTATGAAAGACAAGCGCAAGGGCAAAGCGGCTGACGATATGGCAAAAGACCATGATGCAGATAATCCTAATCTTGAAAAAGATGATGCGCAAGGTCACGAAGATGCGACTAAAGCTGGTCGTGCTGTAAAGGGTCAAGCACCTGCACGTCCTGGCGAAAAGCGCATGGGCGACACAAAGATTGTTAATCCTGTCAAGGGTGCAGTAACAACTACTACTGGTAAGGAGGGCTAAATGGCTATCAAAACCCCACCTTGGGCTCCCAAGGGCACTGAACCAACTGCGAAGGGCTGGATGGCTCCTAGCGGTGAGGTTGTAAAGAAGCAGAAATTTACTGCTGATCAAATCGCTGAGTGGCACGGTGAGCAAGCAATGGCATCTAAGCCAGCTCCTAAGCCAAAGAAGCAGACGTTGCATGAAGCGCCTGTTGTTGAAACCGTCATTGACGAAGCTACTGAAGAATTTCATTATGGAGACGACGATACTGAAACTGTAGAGGAGTGATTTAAATGGCCGAAGAAAAAGAAGAAAAGAAATCAGGCTATCACCCCGCAGACACAAACGGCGACGGACATGTTTCTGAAGAAGAACATGCAATGTATATGGAGTTTAAGCGAAAGGAACTAGAAGATGCTGACGCAATGCGAGATGCGCAACGAAGCATGACATGGTTCGCTCTGTTTGGTCTACTGCTTTATCCGTTTGCAGTAGTCCTCGCAGACTGGATTGGTCTTGATCAAGCGTCTAAAATTCTAGGTGATATGGCGGCTACATACTTCGTATCTGTTGCGGCTATCGTAGCGGCATTCTTTGGGGGTCAAGCGTACTCTGCTAAGAAATGATCGTAACTTTCATTAACTAAAAGAAGCCCGCATTTTCGCGGGCTTTTTTATACATAGATAAAACAGACTCTCACTACGAATTTACAAGGTAAAAATGCAACTATTTAATGAGATCAATGAAGACAACTTTCTTCTATTTGCGGCAAAAAACTATTATAATCCTAGATGCATCGACGCAGAAGAACTCTACGAAGACCTTAAGAGATTCAAGTATCTGAAACGTCTGATCAAAAGATATCAAGATGGCGGCAAGTTGGCTGTAAACTTGATCATGAATCATCTTGTGGTCATTTTTAATGTGTTCGGTGTTGAAGCTGGTCTGAAAATGCTTGAATTTAAATTGACTAGCACAGACGATTTAGTTGTAGTCAAGCCGTTTTTGATTTATTTGAACGCCATAACAAATGATAAATATACTGGCATACCAATGGACAATCATGTCATTGAAGAACTGAGGAAAATATAGTGTCACTAGCAACACGAGCAGGCGATATTTATTATTCGTTTCGATTTGTAAAACTGCTGACCACTCCATGGTCAGAGACAGACGCCTACAAACTAGGCATCATTGATGAGAACGGCAAGCGCGATAAGTCCGTCAAGTTAGACAACGACGAAAAGAAGACCGCATATTCTACGTTCATTCGTCTTGTGTTTAATATCAAAAGATTACTAGAAAAAATTCCTGGCGGCAGAAATACTGTCGCATCATACGCCGCGGCTCTTTTTCTTTTGAGAGAAAAGTATCAGTTGTCAGATAAAAGTATTGACAAAATTCTAAAACAGTGTAAAATAGATCCGCTAGACTTAATGGCTGAGTCTTCTACATGGTACGTGTTAGATGACGGGCAACTGTCACCCGGAGTGTATCGATTACGCGAAGATCGAGTAACTTCACAAGACCTCGACGTTAACGCAAAAGACACCGTTCGTGTTTTGCCCGAGGCATATCCTGTTGGTGACATGCTTGGCTTGCATGTCTACGAAGCGATTCATATAAATACTAATCAGCCTCTATATGTGACAGTCGGAGAACTATACAAGTGAAGACGTTCAAACAATTCAACGAAGAGCCCACAATGACCACTGGTCCTAAAATCGCAGGCACTTCGCCAGGAGATCCAGCAGACTGGATGCACGGCAAGAAAAAGAAGCGTCGACCATTGACTCGTCATTATGTAGAGATCGCAGGTAAGTTTAAAAAGCAATCAAAATGATTCGAATACTGCCCGTTCTGTTATTGTCAGGATGTGCAGTTGGCTGGTCTCCGAGTATAATCAGAGACGAAATGCCAAACGAGACTGTACTGTATACTGTCAGTGTGTCTGGCTCGTATCCAAAAGTGCAGTTCATGAACGCAGATGAGTGGAACGAATACAGAGAACTACCACCATTTGCGCAAGATAAAATGATGGAGTATTACAAACAACGCGAAAAAGATCGAGAGCGTTGGACAGAACTTCTGAATTGTTGGATTCAGGTACCGCCTGATTTGGAGTGTCAATAAATGTTTGCATTAATTAAAATGCTGCCTCTGCTGTTAGTCTTAGGAGGTGGCGCGTATGGTTATCATACGTACACGGTGAATGGACTAGAAAGTACGATTGCACAAAAAGACGCCGCAATCGTTATTCTTGAAACGAATCAGCAGAAGTTGATTGAAGCAGAAGAAAAGAATCGCGCGGCAATGGAGAGCCTGCAACAGAATCTTGAAAAGCAACGCGAAGCGTTTACCAATCTTTCGTCTCAACACGCACAATTAGCCAAAGAACGTGACGAATACATGTCGGTGTTTCGTAGACATGACCTCACGAAACTGGCGCGTCTTAAGCCTGGCTTAATCGAGCCTCGCATCAATAATGGCACGGAACAAGTATTCCGTCAAGTAGAAGCAGATAGTCGAGAAGTAGATCAACTTGACGATGAGGTGACAGATGAAAGCACTAACTAGTATTCTATTGATAGCCTTACTCTCGGGCTGTTCTACACTTTCAAATTTCGGCTGGGGCAAGAAAGCAGAACCAGAGCCTCTGCCACCAAAGATTGTTACTGTGACTGAAACGGTGCCACTAGAGATTTATCAGCCGCCGATGCCACAAGAAATCTCTTTAGAAAATGTCAAATTCTTTGTCATCACCAAAAAGAACCTTGACGAACAGATTGAAAAAATTGAAAAGCTTCTAGGTGGAGATTTCGTTGTCTTCGCCTTGACTCCGCAAAGCTATGAGAACATGGCATATAATCTTCAAGAGATTCGTCGTTATGTCCGTCAGCAGAAAGAAATCATCATCTACTATCGTGAGGCTACGACAGAAGAGGTGGGTACAACTGCTGAAGACTGGCTTGAAAAAAACGAAGAAGTTATCGAAGACCAGCAACAATCTAATTGACATACGCACTACATATAGTGTATCATGTATGAATCATAACGCTGTCTAATGGGTCACGAATGACTCACTAGAATCTTGTACGCTTTAAAAAGAGTAAAACGAATGTCGCTAAAAATTGACAAGTCCCGAGACGCCCTTCTAGAAGACTATGCTGTCGGGATGCTCAAAGATTTTTATCTTAATGATTATGAAACATCGCCTCAAGAAGGCTATATGCGCGCCGCAAAAGCGTGGTCCACTTACAAGGAAGAAA